CTAAGAAACTTTATCGGCGCAACAGGGTTAATACAATTCGTTCCGGTTGCAGCCAAACAGATCGGAACAACAACAGACTTTTTAGCAACATTAACACGCACCCAACAAATGGATTGGGTATTAAAGTATTTCCAAGCAGGCCCGTTGAAAAAAGTGTCAAGTCCGACACTTGAAGATCTCTATATGTCAATCTTATGGCCCGCGGCAGTAGGAAAGCCCGATGACTATGTTCTTTTTAGAGCAGGATCGAAACAATACTCACAAAATAACGGGTTAGATGCTGATAAAAAAGGGTACATTAGTAAAAAAGACGCCGCAACAAAGGTGAGAGCCCAGATACCGTATGTAAAACAGCAATTAGCAAACGCACAAGGATAACTTAAATGGCATATAAAAGCATCGAAATTACAGGACCTGCTACAGTAGTGAATCAAACCATTAAGCAAAGTCAATTTTATACAGGGTACAGCACTGTGGATCCAGCAGCAACAAGTGTTAGATTGTACGATTACTCGTTGATTAAACAGGATATACTAAATCAATTTAACACTAGACAAGGCGAACGTGTTATGAATCCAAAGTTTGGAACAATAATTTGGGATTTACTCTTTGAGCCTTTCACTGGCGAGGTAAGAGATGCAATAGTTGAGGATGTTAGACGAATATGTACATCTGATCCTCGAGCTGTGCCTATCAAAATGAACATTGATCAACAAGAATATGGTCTTCTGTTAGAGATAACGATTCAGTATGTTGGCACAGATCAGACATCAAACATGGTATTAAATTTTAACAAGTCGATAGGGTTAACAACATAATATACCAATATAATTAGTGTATAAATACGGTATCAGAAGAGATAAAAGAATGATACCATCAACTAATAATCGTTTACTTGTAGCAGAAGATTGGAAAAAAATCTATCAAAGTTTCCGCAATGCGGACTTTAAAAGCTATGATTTTGAAACACTTCGACGAAGCATGATTGCCTATCTTCGGGAAAACTATCCCGAAGAATTTAATGACTATGTCGACAGTAGTGAATACATCGCTCTAATCGATCTAATTGCATTTATAGGTCAAAATTTAAGTTTTCGAATTGATCTAAATGCTAGAGAAAACTTCTTAGAAACTGCAGAAAGAAGAGAAAGCGTTCTAAGGTTAGCAAGATTAATTAACTACAACCCAAAAAGAAATGTTCCGGCTAGTGGCTTTTTAAAGGTCACTTCAATCGCTACGTCTGAAAATGTAATCGACTCAAACGGAATTAATTTAGCTAACTCTATTATTAGTTGGAACGATCCTTCAAACCCAAACTGGTATCAACAATTTCTTTCTATCATTAATGCGGCAGTCTCTGAGCCTACAGCATTTGGTCGTCCGTATGCAAGCGCAGTCATTGGTGGAATTCAAACTGAGCAGTATAAGTTAAACACAAGAACTGCCGACGTTCCGGTGTATTCTTTCTCTAAGAATATTGGAGGAATACAAATGGAGTTTGAACTAGTATCTTCGACATTTGCAGGTAAAAATCAAATTTACGAAGAAACTCCGCTTCCAGGAAATCAATTTGGCATTATTTTTAAGAACGATAACAAAGGAAGCAGCAGTGCTAACACTGGTTTCTTTGTTCATTTTAAACAAGGTGTGCTATCGTCTTCAAATTTTAACGTAACAACTCCGGTGCCTAATGAATTAATCGGAGTCAACGTTACAAATATTAACGACGGTGATGTGTGGCTATGGCAGTTATCAGCCGATCAAAAGAGTCACCAGACGCTATGGACTAAGATTCCTGCAATTACAGGAAACAACGTAATCTATAATAGCTTGAATTCTAGTGAACGAAACATTTATGCGGTGTTAAGTCGGGAAAATGATCAGATTGATCTATCATTTGCAGACGGAAGCTTCGGAAACCTACCCAATGGATCGTTTAAACTGTACTACCGTCAAAGTAACGGACTATCGTATGCAATAAAACCGGAACAAATGAACAGCATATCTGTTCAGCTACCTTATTTTAGCAAAACCGGTCAAGCTCACACGTTAACTCTAGTGTTAGGTCTACAATATACCGTTACCAACGCAGTTTCTGCCGAAAGCAATGATGACATTAAACTTAAAGCACCGCAGGCGTATTATACACAAAATAGAATGGTCACCGCAGAGGACTATAATATCGCCCCTCTAACTATCGATGCAGATATTTTAAAAGTCAAGAGCATTAATAGAACCAGTAGCGGTATTAGCAAATATTTTGAATTAAGCGATGTTAGTGGAAAGTACAGCAAGACTAACATTTTTGCAACCGACGGAATACTCTATAAGGTTGAGAGAGAATATAATTTCGAGTTTTCATTTACTACTCGTAATGAAATTTTGTCAATGACAAAAAATCAGCTTGCTCCGATAATGTTGTCGCCTGGGTTACGGTCATTCTATCTTGACAAATACGAAACAATTGACATTTCTTCGTACAACTTAACTTGGAATCAATCCAATGTTACTACTAATCAAACCAAAGGATATTTTAGCACTTCAGTCGGTCCTGCGATGATCGGAAACTACAGTAGTAGCGATCTAACATTTTTAAAACCTGGAGCCTTGGTTAAATTTGTACCACCAGTTGGGCATTATTTCTTACCCAATGGCACTATAACCTCTACACGAGGAGAAAACACCCGAACATATTTTTGGTCGCAAATTGTTAATGTAATTGGAGATGGGTCCAATCAAGGCCTAGGAAACCTTGCAGACAGTACCGGACCGGTTATTCTTACTGGAAAAGTTCCAGGAGACTCGACATTACAAAACAGTGCAATTGCTGTTGAAGTCATTCCAAAATTTCAAAATGTCCTTTCATACGGGTTAGAATCAGAAATTGTTAACCTTTCATTATCAAGAAGAAATTTTGGATTAAGTTTCGATGCGTCTACTAGAAATTGGTACATCATAACAGATTCAAACCTAAATTTAGTTAGCCCATTTAGTTTAATCTTCCAAAAAGATATTGCAAATCTAAATAGAGATTCGAGTTGGGCGGTGTCGTTCGAATGGACAGGAAAAAATTACAAGGTAAGATATCGTTTATTAGATTACGTGTTTGAAAGCGAAAAAGAAACAGCATTTTTTGTAGATCAGACGAAGAAAAATTACGATTTTGTAACAGATACGGTTGTTAAAGATAAGATAACTGTCTTATCAATCAACGAAGCCCCGGTGTCTACAGTTTCTCAGGTAACTGCAGAACCTGAATTTATATCGTTAACAGTAGTTTCGTTGTCGATAGATAATACTGTTGAGTTTAGCGCGATACCAGGTACATTAACGTCGAGGTTCGTAGCAATTCATCCTAACATAAGAACAGGAAGATCGACATTTACTATTGACGGAAATAAAGTTACATTTGATAGCTCGATTGTTCGTCCTATTCCTGCAGGAGATATCATTTCGTTTGTTTCGTTAGATACCGTTAAGTTTGACGCAGTAGAGATTAAAAATCTAACAAGTTTAGAAGTTGACTACAACTGGCAAATTGACTCGGCAGTTATTGGACTAGACGGATATATTGAACCAAAGAAGGTATTAGTAAGTTTTTACGATGCAAACGAAGATGGGCAAATTGATGATCCGTTTATGTTTAAAAATATTGTCGAACCGGAAAGCTTAAATATACAAACTGGATACCGAGATAAATTTGTGTTCTTCCAGCAAACAACAGACGGGGCATCATACGCAAAAGTGACAGAGATAGTTAAGTCATATCCGTCGGAAGCCGAAGTACCGCAAATTGAAAAGATCGAAGGTCAGCTTTATTATTTTTACAATAAAGATATTGATGTAGTAGTGAGATATATCGGCGACGAGTTTGTTGTAGAGCCATTAATTTATGCAAGAGAAGGAAGAGATAAATTAAAATTCCATTATGTGCATAACAGCGGACAAGACAGAAGAATCGATCCAAGCAAGACTAACTTTATCGATGTTTATTTGCTAACAAAAACATACGATTCAGAATATCGTCTATGGTTGTCAAGTGGTTCTGGGTCTGCGCCGTTACCTGCAACACCTCAAAGCTTAGAAGAGAATTATTCAAGCAGCTTAGAATCTATTAAGTCAATAAGCGACGAAATTGTATTTCATCCAGCAAAGTATAAGGTTTTATTTGGAAGCAAGGCAACGCCGCAATTGCAAGCAGTGTTCAAGGCAGTTCGTAATCCTCTTAGATCAGTAAGCGACACTGATATTAAAACTAGAATTATTTCAGCAATTGAGGATTTCTTCAAAATTGAACATTGGGAGTTTGGCCAGACGTTTAATTTTAGTGAGTTGGCAACTTACGTTATGAACATAATGACACCGGATATAACTAATTTTGTTATTGTACCAAAGGCAGATGCAACGTTTGGTGACTTGTATCAAATTGTTAGCCAAAGTGATGAAATTTTTGTAAATGGTGCAACAGTAGACGATATTAAAGTGATTGATAGTTTAACATCTGCAGAACTAAAAGTGATCAGCACTACAAACAGCTGAAGGAAATGTAATGTCTAAGAAAAAGAATATTGAAAAAAAGTCAGTAAATCTATTACCTGCGTTTTTTAGAACAGAAAAAAATTCTAAGTTTCTGTCGAGCACAGTAGATCAACTAATTAAGACTCCAGAGCTTACGCGCCTTGACGGATATGTCGGTAGTAAGTTAAGTCCAAATTACAAAGTCACCGACAAGTATATTTCCGAAAGTTCAGCATTAAGGCAGAATTATCAGTTAGAGCCAGCGTTAGTTATTAAACAGTCTGATCAGTTAATTAAAAAAGCATTTGGTTTCGATGATTTAGTAAATCAGGTGAGCTATTACGGCGGCAAGACTAACAATTTAGATAGGTTGTTTAGACCTAACGTTAGTTCGTACGACCCGCACATCGATTGGGATAAGTTTGTTAACTTTAGAGAATACTTCTGGATGCCAACCGGGCCGGACACTGTTTCTGTTACAGGAGCACAGAAGAACACGGTTAGCACCTATACTGTGACCGAATCGTCCGACGGGAAATTTTTTATTTTTACGCCCGATGGATTAACCTCAGACCCTTTAGTTTACCTCTATAGAGGAAACACATATGTCTTTAATGTGAATAACACAAGTAATACATTTTACATTAAAACTGCACCCGAGCTTGGATCTAATGCAAGTTATGTCGGGGCATCGGGTAACGGAACAAAAAATGGACAAGTAATTTTAGTTGTCGACGAAAACACCCCGAGCGTTCTGTTTTATCAAAGTGCAGAATCTCAAGAAGCGGGCGGAAGAATTGTTGTCCGACGCCCATCGGAAAATTCGGCAATCAATATCGACCGCGAGATTGTCGGAAAGGCAGAATATACATCCGGAAATGGAGTTAAATTTGTTAACGGACTTAAGGTTAAATTTTCAGGAAATGTAGAACCGATTCAGTATCGAGAAAAGGAATTTATTGTCGAAGGAGTCGGACGGGAGATTAAGCTAATCGAATTTACTAAGCTAATTACCCCCGAAGACTTAGCAACATTGCACAATACAAGTTTTGATGGAACAGCATTTGATCAATATCCGTTTGACGATTTTAAAAATATTCCAATCGTCCCAGAGTATGTAACAATTAATCGGGCCAGCAAAGATCTCAACCCATGGTCGAGATATAATAGATGGTTCCACGTTGATGTATTGACTATGGCAGCCGAGCTAAATGGCAGCGAGTTAAATCTTCCATTTGACAGAAGAGCCTCAAGGCCTATTGTCGAATTCCGCCCAAACATTCAATTGTGGAATTTTGGAACCGCAGCAATCGAACCGATAGATTTAGTCGACGAAATAACAACTGACGCGTTCTCAGTAGTAGAGAAGTCGTCAGGGTACTACATTGACGAAATTGCACTTGAGCAAGATTTTCGAGTAGTTTTTAGTGCCGACACTGACCCTGCAGTTAGCTCAAAGGTATATCGAGTTAATATTGCACAGATCGACGGTAAGAAGGTTATTGATCTAATTGAAGAGGCTACTCTTTCTTACGGCGATTCGTTACTAGTTAAACAAGGTAAGAACAGACGAGGAACTGAGTGGTGGTACAACGGATCTCGCCTAGTGTTTGCCCAACAGCGCACCAAAAGAAATCAGGCTCCGAGGTTTGATCTGTTTGATAAAGACGGAATTAGCTATAGTGACCTGATATACCAAACCTCTGAATTTATAGGATCAAAAGTTTTTGGTTACAGTGTTAACGAAACAGGAGTATCCGATCCAGTTCTTGGATTTCCGTTAAAATACAAATCTGACACTATCACCGGTGTTGGTGCGTATCTATTTGAAAATTATTTTGATACCGAGCAAATATCTTTAATTTCCGGAGATACTGTAGAACAAGTGTCAACTACAGATACATATCTGAGAATCAACGACAGCAATTATCGATTTGAAAATGTGTGGGCACCGGCTGAATACTACAGAATACCAGTTCTTCAACTCGAAGTGTTAACAGAAAGTACTGATACTGTTGAGGTTGCTTGTTTTGACGCACCTGCATTAATCGACGATCTTGAAATTTCGGTATTTGTTGATGGCAAAAAGAAAAAACAAGGGAAAGATTATGTATTACAAACAGAGAATGCACGCCTGTTTGTTAAATTTTCAACAAATCTTGAGTCAGGACGAGTATTGCTAAAATGCTATACTTTAGCATCTCCGAACAACCGAGGTTTTTACGAAACGCCTATTAACTTAACTAATAATCCGTTAAACAATAAGGTTACTGAATTAACCTTGAGTGAACTTTCTGACCATGTAGCGACAATGGTCAATCGAGCCGATGAGTTTATCGGAGAGTTCCCAGGAGTTAGCAACCTGCGCCACTTAACAGACATCACAAAATACGGATCTCGGTTAGTTAAGAATCAGAATTCTCTTGCATTTGCACAGCATTTTATTACCGATGTTGAAAATAACGCAATTGATGCAATACGTGCCGCAGCAACAGATTATTACAATTTTAAGATAAATTTAATAAACCATATTTCTAAGATCGGCAGCGCCGAGAGAACTATTGCAGAAGTGCTCGATGCAGCATTAACGGAAATTAACACTAATAAAAATACAACGTTTCCTTATAGCCGAAGCGACATGCTAGGGTACGGAAGAAACACTGTAGAAAAAGTCTATAGAGTAACCGATCCTAGAAATAATGTCTACCCAGTATCGAATGCATTTTCTCTAGACAGTTTAAGCTCTCGCTCAGTGATCGTTTATCACATAGATGGAAATAACGGCAAAATTTCTCAGCTAGTAGTCGAAAAGGAGTATACCTTTATTCCGGAAGACAGTGCTGTTAGGATTAAACGATCGTTGTTAAGAGGCGACACAATTAAGGTAGTTGAGTATGTGTCTACAGTCGGATCGTATATTCCTCCAACTCCTACTAAGCTAGGAATCTATCCAAAGTTTGAACCTTCGATCTATGTTGATAACAGTTTTTCTTCCGGTCCGAAAAAAGTTATACAAGGACACGACGGCAGCATTACCATCGCGTTCTCTGAGTACGATCAACCGGACGAATTTAGAGATTTAGCATTGCTCGAGTACGAACTTAGAGTGTTTAACAACTTAAAAACGAAATTCAATACTGAATTTTTAAACATTCATGATGTTATTCCATCGGTTTTTAGAAAAACTGATTATTCTCTCGATGAAATCAATGATTTAGCACGAGCAGACTTTATCAAGTGGGCAAGCGTGTACGGAATTGATGCAACTACTAACAGCGGATACGACAGAAACAACTATACTACCTATAATTACGCGTCAACTAAGGACTATGTGTTTGATTGCCAATTACCAGGAAGTTGGAGAGCAATTTATAAATTTTACTTTGATACTGATCGACCAAATACGCATCCGTGGGAAATGCTAGGTTTCACAATTATGCCAGAGTGGTGGGAATCGTATTACGGTCCTGCTCCGTATACATCCGGCAACAAGATTCTTTGGGACGATCTTGAAGAAGGTCGCATTAGACAAGGAAGTCGCCAAGGCATTGATGCAAAATATGCACGTCCAGGATTGTCGACTATTATACCAGTTGACGACAGCGGAAACGTAGTTGATATTAGAAACTGGCCAGGAATTGAGCAGAATCCTGCTATTGTTGATACAGACCAAGACTGGAGTTTTGGGAATATTGGGCCGGCAGAGCTCGCCTGGAGAAGAAGCAGTCTATGGCCATTTACTGTTCAAGTAATTCTGGCACTTTCGAAGCCTGCCGATTTTGCAGCTCGATTTTTTGATCCGGCTAGATTAACAAAGGATATTGCAGGTCACTATACCTATGCTGAAGATAACGCATTTCTAAGCACCAATCGAGTAAAATTATACTCAGGCACTGACGCATCGGGGTCAACGGTGTTAGGATCTGGGTATCATGTTTGGGTTGTCGAAAGAGGATTACAACGATCTGTAAATTATACATCTACTTTAAAGGACGAACTAAAGTTTGCAGGAGTTAATTTATTCTACAAATTCTCCGGATTTACTAGTAAAGATAAGATAGACTTAATAATTGATTCGGTTAATCCTACCTCGTCGAACCCGGGCGTGACGCTACCGACTGAAGATTATTCCTTGATTTTCAACGTTAGCAATCCGGTAAAAACAGCATCCATCTCTGGCGTTATTGTTGAGAAAAAAGACGGATATTTTGTACTCAAAGGGTATGACAAATATAGTCCGTATTTCACAATTTTAGAACCAATTTATAGATCGAGTAAATCGACTGTGACCGTTGGCGGAAAGTCTGAACCTTTTGTTTCGTGGACAGCAAACACTTTTTATCAAAGTTCTCAGGTGGTGTATTACGGAAGCAGATATTATCGAGCGACTATAAGTCATAACTCGGGAAACTCTTTCAATGCAACAAACTATCAAACATTAAGAGAGCTTCCTATTATCGGCGGTGTTACAGTTCATACCACATCTGACTTTGAGAAAACAGAAACTGTTATTCCATACGGGTCAAAGTTCTCTACAATTCAGGAAGTATACAATGTCTTAATCGGTTACGGTGCATGGCTTGAATCTCAAGGGTTTACGTTCAATCAGTATATACAAGAGCTAGGGCAAGTGGTTGATTGGAAGTTTACAGGAAAAGAATTTTTATATTGGACAACGCAAAATTGGTCTGTTGGCACAGTTATCACGTTGAGCCCGTTTGCTGATCAATTAGTTTATAAGTCTGTTGATTCCGTGGTCGACAACGTTCTTGACACCTTTTACGAGTACAGCCTGCTTTCGGCAGATGGTATGCCATTTCCAACAAAAAACTTTTCTCTTTCAAGAGAAGACTCGACTTGCACAATCACTACAAAGAACACAACAAGTGGATTATTCTTTGCGAGACTTAATTTAGTTCAAAAGGAGCATGCAATTGTTCTAAATAATACCACACTGTTTAATGACATTGTGTATATTCCAGAATCTGGATACCGTCAGTATCGATTAAAGATTAGTGGTTTCAAGACAGCTAACTGGCAAGGAGATTTTGTAAGTCCTGGCTTTGTGTACGATGCTGCACAGATTGACGAATGGGCACCTTATACAGATTATCCTGTTGCTGCGGTTGTTAAGTATGCAGGGAAGTATTATTCTGCTAATCAAAAAGTGTCAGCAACAGAAGAGTTCCAATTTGATAGCTGGTCCATCCTAAATGAAAAACCGACCCCTCAGTTATTACCAAATTTTGACTATAAAATTAATCAGATCGAAGATTTTTATAGCTTAGACATTGATAACTTTGATATCGGTCAGCAAAAAATGGCTCAACATCTGGTAGGGTACACTCCGAGAGAATACCTAGATAACATTTTTGTAGATCAAATTGCACAGTATAAGTTTTATCAAGGGTTTATTAGAGAAAAAGGAACCAGAAACGCAATCAACAAGTTGTCTAAGGCAAGCGTTCATAATCTGCACGGTCAGCTAGAGTTAACCGAAGAGTGGGCGTTTAGAGCAGGAGCATACGGTAGCTACACTACATTCAATGAAATTGAGTTTCCATTAAAAGAAGCTTCCTTTATCGAAAATTCTCAGGTAGTTACATTTGTAGATACAATTCCGGAACTTGCCGAAGATTCTGTAGCTTATACAACGTTGGCTGACCTTGAAATCAAGCCTGTGGGATTTAGTTCCTCAGCTGCCTTTGCAACAGAAAAATCTACATTTGATAACAACCCTAATGTTCTTCCTACTGCAGGTTATCCAATGATAACCGAAGTTACTGCTACGGCATACAACAAAAACAGCCTGTTTGATATTGCTAATAATGGTAGTATTAAAGAAGGTGACACTATCTGGTTAGGATTTAGAGATGACGGACAATGGGACGTGTATAGATATACAAAGCAATCCGCAAAGGTAGTGTCGTCTGAAGTAACAACACCTGGGTCTGTCTTACGATTTACCACCGATAGATTCCATGGGCTATCGGTTGGGGATATTGTATCTGTTTACGGTTTAGATAACGGTACAGACGGTGTTTATAGAGTGATAAATTTTGATACTCTAACCAGCTTTGATGTTGAGTCTGCCCTTACTACCGTTAACGTTAGTGAAACATCGGCGCTAATGTATAAATTTGTAAGCGTAAGAGTAAATTCTTTTGACGATATTAATAAGTTACAAGAAGATGTAGACTTTGTACCCGGAGATATTGTTTGGGCCGATTCCAACAATGACGGAAAATGGTCAGTGTACCAGAAGATGCAGAATTACAAACCAGCATCTGTAACTGAAAGTACGTCAGGAGCAAGAAATCAACAACTTGGATCAACCATCCATGCGTCAAGCGAATCTAACATAGTTCTTGTTGGGGCACCGGGATACGTAAGCGGAACCGAAAAAGGTAGAGTATTTGTTTACGAAGTTGCCGAATCGGAGACTACTCTCTTGGTTAACTTTGGAATTAATTCGATTAAAAACGAACATTATGTTGAAGGAACTGATACAGGATTTGGAACAGCAATCCACTTTGATGCAGCGAGTAATGCTATATTTGCTGGCGCCCCGTTTGCAAGCAATGTGAATCTTGGTGCAAATGCCGAGAATGAAGGGCTCGTGAAGATCTCAAAGATTAATCCTGAGTTGTATGATGAGATTCCTGTAACAGTTATCGCAAACCAGTATGCGCAACCAAATGCACTATTCGGGTCGAGCGTGCTAGTTGTTAATACAAAAGAACCAAAAAAACTTCTTTTAGTTGGCGCACCTGGGCAAAACGGTACCGGTTCGGTGTTTGTGTACTCACTCGACGATAATTTAACCCCATCTTTAACGAAGATACTTGACAAGAACCCAGACTATTCTTCTAGATTCGGAGAATCAATTGTTGCATCAAGTGACGGTTCTCGTCTAGTAGTAACCGCCCCTGGCGCATATAATAAAACAGGATCCTTGTATGTTTACACATATCTTGGTAATTCGCAATTTTCGACACAGCCGATTGAAATATTAGCCCCGGACAGTTGCAAGGATGGTGACGAATTTGGTAGCGTTATCGAGATGACATCCGACGGCAAGTATTTGTTTGTAGGAACAACTAAGACAATGTCTGGATCAAATCTGTATGGAAAGGTATTTGTTTACAAGTGGAATAATTCTACTTACGTCCTAAATCAGACAATTAATAATATATCTGCAAATACAGATTTAATTTTTGGTACGTCTATTGATGTTAATGATTCTGCTGATACGTTAATTATCGGAGCCAGAGGCAATAAATCCTTTGCTGGAGTAATATTAGACAATAACGATACAATCTTTGACGGAACAAACTGTACATTTGGAGATATAATTAGCGGTGTGGGTAGCGTATTTGTCTTTAACCGTTATTCTGATAAGTTTGTGTACTCTGAGGAATTATTTGACAAGTCAGTAATTGCACGAAGTAAGTTCGGGGAAAGTGTTGCTATTAATGCAAACGCCATTATAGTCGGTGCCCCAGGATATAACGACAAAGGGGCATTTTATCAGTTCCAGAAAATTGACCCGTTAATTAACAGCTGGAATTTGTTAAGAAGCCAGCCCGATAGTGTTGACATTAAGAAAATTCGTCAGGTGTGTATTATTGATTCTCAAGACGAAGAAATTAAAGAATGGGTCGATACAATCGATCCAATAAAAGGAAAAATCGCCGGTATTGCTGATCAAGAAGTTCGATACAAAACAGCTTTCGACCCTGCGGTGTATAGTATCGGGTTTCAAGGAACGGTAGTTGATACAGAAACAAGTTGGATCGATTCTCACGTTGGCGAACTTTGGTGGGATCTCTCAAGCGTCAAATACGTCTGGTACGAACAAGGTGATTTGACATATAGAAAGAACACATGGGGAACTATTTTTCCAGGCGCATCTATTGATGTTTATGAGTGGGTTAAGAGTGAGTATTTGCCAAGTCAGTGGAGTTCAATTGCAGACACTGCCGAAGGGCTAGCACAAGGCATCAGCGGCCAACCAAAATACGTTGATAACTCTGCAATAAGTGTTCAGCAATACTACAACGCAACTACTGGAGCTACTACTAACGTTTATTATTTCTGGGTAAAGAATAAAGTTACATTACCTTCGTCTGTAGATAGAAGAATTTCGGCTGCCGAAGTTGCTCGTATAATCTATGATCCGGTTGCGTACGGACTAAAAACACTATCTATCATTTCAGAAAATTCATTAGTTGTAAGTAATGTAAAAGATAGGCTAGTCTCAGATAAAATGCATCTGAATATTGCAGCTGACGATATAAACTCGTCAATTAACAAACACACCGAGTGGCTGTTAATTGAAGAGAACAGTAACACAAGTATGCCTTCTGATCAGCTAGAGCAGAAACTATTTGACAGTCTTCTAGGAAGAGATATGCTAGGAAATCCAGTACCGGATCCGTCTCTTTCTAACCGAACTAAATTTGGAATCGATGTTCGACCAAGACAAACAATGTTTAAAAATCGAAGATTAGCATTGAGAAATCTTATCGATTATACAAATTCTGTTCTACAGAAAAATGCAGTCACTGATGTAATTAGTTTTAACTGGTTAAACTCGAAGGAAGAAATTCCTAATGCCGATCTTGGGTATTACGATGTATTAGTAGAAACACTAGAAGAATTAGAGTCAGTGCCTACAACATCTGTTGATGTTGCAAAAATCTCTTGTGACGTAAAGTACGGTAAAATTACTGGGGTGATTATTGACACCCCAGGAAGAGGTTATAAGATTCCTCCAGTTGTGACTATTTCGGATAACCTGTTTGGCGCAGTTATTAAAACAGAGATTAACAGTGTAGGAGAGGTAGTAGGAGCAACTATTGTAAATCCAGGAAAGAACTTTGTATCGGCTCCGGAAATAATAGTGAGACCGTTTACCGCAGTGGTACAAGTCGATTCTAGCTCTAGCAATAAGTGGGCAATGTATCAAGTAGTTAACAAATCTTGGGTTAAAATTAAAACACAAAGTTTTGATACTACAGCATACTGGGATTATGTCGACTGGATTGATTTAACATATGATCCAGTGAAACCGCTTTCGGCAACTGTTAACCAGCTTTATGAACTCAACACTATAACACCAAAGACTGGAGATTACGTTAAGGTTAAAAATCCAGGCAACGGTCGTTATTTAATTTTACAGAAAGTTAATACCGATGGAAACTTTAGCAATGATTACAACGTAGTATATATGGAAAAAGGAACATTGCAGTTCAAAGATACTGTCTGGAATACCTCGAATTCTAGATTTAACTTTGATTACATTGCAACATACGATCAAACACAGTACGATCAAGCTCCCGACATTGAAATAGCAAATGTTCTTCGCGCAATTAAAGAAGATTTATTTACCGGTTCTCTCAAAGGATACTGGAACAAATTCTTCTTTAAGGCAGTAAGATACGCACTTTCTGAGCAGAAGGCAGTAGACTGGGCGTTTAAAACATCCTTTGTTAGTGTTAGAAATAAAGCAGGAGAATTAGAACAGAGAACAAATTACAAGTTCCAAGATAGCCAATATTACGAACAATATCTCAACGAAATTAAACCGTACAAGACTAAGATTAGAAACTTTACAGTAGATTATGAGGTAACCGAACCTACACAAACTTACACAACAGACTTTGATTTACCGGCGATCTACGATAAAGAAACTAAAACCTTTGTTTCTATTAATGCTAACGACCCTGTCTTAGAAGAGTACCCTTACAAATCATGGAGCGATAATTACAAGTTATCAGTTGAAAAGATAGTAATCGCACACGGAGGATCTGGATATACTACGGTTCCGAGAGTAGAAATTATTTCTGCGCAAGGAGACACCGGTTACGGTGCTACAGCCCAGGCATACATTTCTGCAGGAAAGGTCTTAGAGATTACAGTAACAAATCCGGGACAAGGATATACATTAATTCCAACAGTGGTGATTGTTGGAGGGAACACTACCAACGACTTAGCAGTAGCATATGCTCAATTAAAAAACAACAAAGTTAGAACTTCAGAAATTGGTCTAAGATTTGATAGAGTGTCTACAAAGAATACAATGCTGTCAAGATCGGCAACTGACAGTTTTGTAGCGAGCGGGGTTCAAAACGAATTTTCGTTATCGTGGGCAGCAGAGTATAAAAAATCCGACATTGTTGTTACAATTAACGGCATCCCAATACTTGCAACCGATTACGCAATTGATACATTTACAAAAGAATATACTCCATTTGCTGAAATTTCAGGATACACTAAGATGTATTCGACCTTGATACTGAATTTTGTTCCCGAAAAAGATTCAATCATAAAAATTACATACAACAAGAATATAAATCTGTTTAATGCCGCAGAACGTGTAGCAGAGTTTTATAAACCGACTACCGGAATGCCAGGAAACGATATTTCTCAAGTTATGTCGGGAGTCGAGTTCCCAGGAACACAAATTCGCACCGCTCCACTAAGCTATTCGGTAACGTGGGATACAACCCCGTACGGGTCAGTTGACTGGGACAGCGACGATATCAACTTTGACACAATAATCGATGGCGGAAATCTTGAATATACACTAGCATCTGGTGTAAATCCAACAGACATTACTATCGACGGTGACAAATTTTTATCGAGCAACACACGGTATGCACCAGAAGAATTAGTACCCGGAGAAGTTTGCGAAAGTGTTGGAATAAGTGTGTACACACGCAACGTTAATACTACGCCAGCAATAACTAGCGTCATTGCCGAGGTGTCGTCGACTGTTAATCCAACAATTGTCCAGTTACCGTTAACTCCTCCGAGCACATCATCCTTGATGGTAATATTCGACAATACATCGCTAATTTATGGTATAGATTATACAGTTAATTTTAGTCAAAATACCGTAGAGATTTTACCAAGAGGGACAACTGGCACGGTTGAAATAACAGTTATTGGTGTCGGAGGTAAGGAATTCTTGTCAGCAGATTTTGTAAAAGCAGAAAGCCAACCGACGATGTATGTCGAAACAACCGGTCCTATGTCCGAGGTAGGCAGTGTCTACGTCACTCTTAACGGAACATCGTTAACATCGAGCGATTACAAAACTTTAGATGTAGACGGACAAGGAAGAGTGGTAGTTGAGAATCTTCCTCTAGGAACTAACACCTTACAGGCATGGTTCTTTAAATCAGAGTACAAAGGATTTAGTGAAGTAAAAGAGCAAATTATTGTAGCATCGGGCAACGAAAATTCCACGTTCACTATTGATCAGGTTCCAGGAACTATGTGGTCAGCAGGATCCCAAATAATCGTTGAATTAAATGGAAACCGTTTGGTGCCGTATAGTAGTTCTTATTACATCGGCGTCCCTGAGCAAACTACTTACAAAATTGATGCAAATCTATCTAGACCGGCAGGCGTATATAATCTTCTAAATGTTGAGGTATACGTTAACGGCAACAAGTTGAGCCCAGGAACAGACTTTATCATAGATCAAGATGCTAACTCCGTAATTCTAAGCAACGCGGTTTCGGGAGATCAAATTGCAATTACTAATAGTGCGTACAGTGAGTTTAAGATCACCGATAATCAGTTAGAAATTCTCAAACCTGTGTTAAGCGGCGACACTGTTAAAATTGTGACTTACACAAATCAAGATTCTTTAGGAATGCGCACAGAAGTATTTGTTTATAGCACTGCTCGTCGATTCAAGATTAGCAGAGAAATAATAAGCAGCAGCTATGCATGGGTGTCTGTGAATGGGCATCAACTAATGAATCTAGCAGACTACTATATCGACACTGATAATTCTACTGTGGTTATTAATGAATCGATTGAAATGAATGTCGGTGACACAGTGGTTATCATTAGTTTGCAGAACACCACCGATGCATCTGTAATTGGATATCGAATGTTCACGGATATATTTCAGAGAACTACGTATAAGCGACTAAGCAAACAAAATACCACCCGATTAACATCGCCGTTGTTAATTACCGACACTGCTATAGAGGTTGAGAATGCAGAAGTGTTATCGCAACCTAACATCGAAAGTAATATTCCTGGGGTTATTTTAATAGCCGGCGAACGCATTGAGTATCTGGAGATTGAAGGGAATACCTTAAAGAAGATTAAACGAGCAACTCTCGGAACAGGTGCAAAGGATTACTATTCAGTAGGGACATCGTTAGTAGACCAAAGCGCACGTCAGGAAGTTCCGCACACTGATGCATTAGTTGCCTGTTACACACAAACCGACGGTAGAACTTTTTACAATTTCTCCGATATGACATTTAGAAAAGGTACGCAAATAGAAATTTTAGATAGTGCCAGCTTACAAGATCAAGTCGAGGTGTTCTGTGGCGGAGTCAAACTTAACAAGAGTGGGGTAGTAGTACACGATCCTGCTATTGCATACGATAGTGGAGAAATTACAGCTTCTGGCCAGTCGAGCGATGTTGTAATTCCTCCTCAGTTTACCGTCGAAACTAATGGAATTTCTCTTTCTAACGATGTCGCTGATTTAAATCTTACAATTATTCAAAAGAAGACTGCATCGTGGAATAGTGAACCGGGCGTGTCTCTAATTAACGATTCGACGCTTCCGGCTATATTTTTAAGAGATAAACCGGCCGTCCTGCCTGATAAATATCACTATGGATGATTCTAAAATAATGAGAAATGAATATGCAAACAACTGACGAAACACCGTACAATCCTAAGGACAATGGCTCTGTAAAGATACAGGGCCATATAAAGATTTTTGACCCTGTATCAAACGAAGTTTTTGTTGATAAAAGAAACGCAATACATTATGAAAATTTTAGTATTGCGTTGGCTAATAGTATTTCAAATGCCGGAAAAGGGTTTATCTCGGAAATGGCTTTCGGAAATGGTGGCAGTAGAATAGACCCGGTTGGTCTTATTACATACCTGACGCCAAATACTGTAGGAAGAAATGCAACGTTGTATAATCAAACATATTACAAAGTTGTAGATGCCAACAACCCTTTTGATAAAGATCCGACTAGAAACTTTATGGAAGTTCGACACGTTGCAGGAACTGCGTACTCTGATGTCCTGGTAAGTTGTTTGCTTGATTTTGGCGAACCAAATGGCCAGGCGGCGTTTGATAATAGCATGTCTCAGGATGGTTCTTATGTGTTCGATGAGCTCGGTTTACGAGGGTATAGTCCTGACGGTGAGGGAACCGGTCCTTTGCTAACTCATGTGATTTTCCACCCAGTTCAGAAATCATTAAACAGATTAATTCAAATTGATTATACTGTTCGGATTCAAAGCCTTTCAAACGGAATTTAATATATGACAGTTTACATTGTAAATTACTCCGACCCTGGAAAAGGGTCAATTACAGTTAATACAGGAACCGTCGATTACACCACGTCGATTGGCTTAGTTGGTCATAAATCGTATGATTACGGAACAGTAGTAGCCGAAGGGTTTTTGCATCTTTTAGAAAATTTTGCGTCGTCGACACCGCCTGCAAACCCTACGCAAGGGCAGCTATGGTACAGAACTACTGCCGAAAACTCGTCAAACATTTCATCGTTATTAGTGCACGACGGAGGAAAATGGCTTCCTACTAACGGTGTACATCAGACCGGCGAGGCGCCGACTTCGGCAAAAGTTGGTGATTTATGGGTCGATACGTCAACTCAACAGTTAAAGATTTACGATGGCGCCTCGTGGATTATTCCGTCGCCGGGGTTTAATTTTAGCGAACAAACTGGTGTGTACCCCGAAACAATTCGTGGAACTGACGGGAAAGATTATTTTGTTATTAAGAATTTTCTCGGAGGAGAAGTAATTAGCATTCTAACAAAAGATGCATTTACTCCTTTAATTAGTATCGACGGGTTTGTAAATCTCGCACCTGGACTTAATTTAACATCAAAGTCGTTCGATAATCAGTTGGTTCGTTTAAATGGTGTTGCTGCAGAAGCTGCTGCGTTGAGAGTTACATCGCCGATTACTGAAACAGTATTGTCCAACAGCTTTTTTAGAAAAGATGTTCCACAAACTCTAAACTATTTACTAACAGTCAACAACGATGCAGGCGTTAGAGTTGGTGTTAATTCGCCTACATTCATCTTTGAAAAAATAGACAACAACGGAGTAATTACTAGCACTAAAGACAGCTCGAAGATTATCTTTAGAATTGAAAAAAACGGAACCCGAAATGCAATTTTAACAGTTGATGGCGACCAACGGGGTGTGTCGATTAACAAATCTCTACCAGACTCGGGACAGTCACTTGATGTAGCAGGTAATGCACAAATCTCTGGGAATCTTAAAATTAATGGGTCAGTAACCGTTACCGGAACAGTAGAGTCAATCAACTCATTTAAAACAGGTACGGTAGTACCGTTTGCCGGTCCGACGCCAGCCGGTTGGCTGCCATGCAACGGCGCTTCTTATAACAAGATAGGAACATATTCTTCGTTGTTTGCAGTAATTCAACGCGCCTACGGTGGAGACGAGCAACCGCAAGGGATGTTCAACGTACCGAATATTCCTCCGATTGCTACGATAAACGGCCCGAGCATAAATTATATCATTAAGGTCTAACTCAAATGGCGTACACAATTAAAAAAACAGACGGATCTATATTACTAAATCTAGCCGACGGCAAGGTCGATCAGTTAAGCACAAGTATTTCACTAATCGGAAAAAATGTAGAACCGTACGGTCAATATTACAACAACAATTTAATAGGTCTAATAGAGAACTTTTCTTCAGTCGAGCAACCTCGTGCACCTTTGCATGGTCAGTTATGGTTTAACAAACTCGACGGAAGATTGTATGTATATGGGTTAGATAATTTGTTTAAGCCTGTTGCAGGTGCACAACTTTCTGCAACTCAACCGACGTTGTTCGGAAAAGGCGATTTATGGGTCGACACAGTTAAGAAGCAATTATGGTTTAGCGCCGATGGAGGAACATTTACATTAGCAGGACCGCAGTATTCGGCAACCGAAGGCAAATCTGGGTGGGTTGTTGAAACTGTATCAGATTCGACAAATCTCCCTCGAACCATTGCATCTTTATATAGCAACAACACACTTCTCGGGATAGTATCAGCCGAAGCGTTTTCTTTTAACCCGATATACCAAGGTATGAGTTCGGTTTCACCGGGATTTACATTAAATCCGTCGATACCTGACAACAAATTTGTCGGAACAGCAACTAGTGCAGAAAGTGTAAATGGGTTTACTCCAGATCTTTACGTTAAGAGAAATGTCAACGAAACCACCTCTGGTACGTTTAGTGTTTTAAATAACAACGGTTTAAGTGTCGGTGCTGCGCAAGATGTGTCTATTATTACACCGTCGGCTGGGAATATTATTTCCAGCAACATTGCTAACAAATCTATTAAAATCCGAGTAACAAATACTGCAAACGGGTATGTGTCTGCAATTTATGTTAACGCAAATCCGCCCATGGTAGGAATTCTCACCGAGACTCCGGCCGCAGAATTAGATGTAGCAGGGTCAGTAAATCTTTCCGGTGCTCTAAAAATCAATGGTGCATCGATACTAACTTCGCCTCAGCTAGGTGTTATTGATGCGAGCGATAATCGAATTACAGGTGTTGCTACTCCGTTGCAGTCTAACGATGTGGTTAATAAGCAATATGTTGATTTAGCAGTAGACAATCTGAGAAAGCAAACATTTTCGGTCACTATTGACATTGAAACAATGACAACTCCGAATGCTGAAATTGTTCCGTTACTAGAGAAGCTTTTACCTATATTAAACCCTGCTGAAGACTCGCGCTTTAATTTACCAAACGACAGTCGAGCAAGAGTGTTGTGCATTACAACCCGTACTCCGACAATAACTTATATCGTGAAAGAGTTTAAGGTCGTTAGCGGAGCGTGGACCTATGTTAGAGATATTGCTTAAGGATTAGATTATGGCATATGAAATTAGAAAATCAGACGGAACAGTTCTTTTAGATTTAGAAACAGGGTTTGTTGATGCGGGATCATCGAGTATTACGTTTATCGGCAAAAATGTTTCAAACTTTGGTGAGTACCAGAATAATAACTTTCTTCATCTACTAGAAAACTTTTCTGCAAATACCCCACCGGCAAATGTAATCACAGGACAACTGTGGTTTGACAAATCATCTAGGCAGCTGAAAGTGTACGATATAAATTCGTGGAAAACACTTGCAACTGTATCTCTCGCACCTACCTCGGTTGGCGCACAGAGTGCTGGAGACCTGTGGTTTAATACAGAGACCAAACAACTATCTGTTAATACAGGCAACGAGTTTACAGTAATCGGGCCAGACGATACTCCTGGGTACGGAACTACTCGCTTAGAGTCGGTAGTTGCAACGTCAACTAGCGGTTCATTGCATCCTATTGTAAAGTGCATCGTCGGTGCTGAAGTGATTTATATTGTAAGTCGGGTAGAATTTGATCTTGGACAATCATCTTTAATCGAAGGGTTTACTCGAGTATACAGAGGCATTACACTTAAATCTGGAAACGTTCAGATGTTCGGCCGTTCGCGTATCGCTGATTTTGCAGATCAGTTAAAAAGCGAGAGCGGCATTTATGTAGCTGCAACATCATCGTTAACCCCGGACTCGATTGTTCAGCGTGACGGGTTAGGAAATACGCAATTAAATTTGTTAGAAGTGTCAACACTAAATTCTGCAAACGGGCAGCTAACAGGATCTTGGACAGTAAGCAACACTTTTACTCCTACCACCACAAACGCGTATAGTTTAGGAACAAACGATTTAAAATGGTTAGCAGTTAACGCCCGGGACATAAACGCGTTAACTGGAAATATTAGTACGGTAAAGTTTTCGGCCCTTATTGACCCTAGCTTAACTGGGATAACAAAATTTGACACCGACCCCGAATTAACTGCAAATTCTCATAGTAACCTTGCTACTCAACGTGCAATAAAGGAATACATTGATGCAGCAGTTGCTAGAGAGGTACAATCAAGAACTGCAGGTGATGCTAACTTACAAACGCAAATTTCTAACTTAGAAACTGTGCCTGCAGGAACTGTTTTCTATACCGCTGCAATCACCCAGCCCGAGGGTTACTTAATTGCAAACGGTTCATGGGTGCCAAAATCATCATATCCGAGATTATTTCAAGCAATCGGCGGAACATATGGTGTAACTCCAACGACATTTAGATTACCGGATCTAAGAGGAGAGTTTATTCGAGGCGCAGATATAGGGCGCGGAGTGGATGCAAACAGACAAGTAGGAACGTATCAGAGCTCAAACGCCCCTAAGCACTTTCACGGAACTGGGCAATACACATATCGTGGCGACGATTGGCTGCAAACAATTCTTCGGCCGTGGGCTGGGCAGACATTTAAGGCTCGGTATTGTTCCGGCGACGAACGGTGGGGGGTTGCACCGGTAATGGATATCTCGGGTAGCAACGAGGAATACATTGCAGCAGCGACAACAGACAATATTGATCAGCCAGGAGAAATTCGCCCACGAAACGTTGCTCTATTGCCGATTATTAAATTTTAAGAGATTTACACATGGCTTACATTTTAAATAAAACAAACGGAACAGTTCTTGCCAAGTTAGAAGACGGTGCTATAAACCAATCTACTGATTTAATATTTGTTGGTAAAAACTACGCCGGCTACGGTGAGATCATTAACGAAGATCTACTAAAACTTCTAGAAAATTTTTCTAATAAAACTGCTCCGACGAAACCTATAACAGGTCAGTTGTGGTATAATTCTGCATCTAAACAAATTAATGTTTACAACGGAACAACCTTTAACAAGTTGCCTGCAGTTGAATATTCTACAACTCCGCCTGTAACATTATCAAACATTGGAGATTTATGGTTTAACACTACAGAAAAGAAATTGTATGTTAGGAGTAGCGGAAGTGCAGGCATTGCTGGATACACGTTAGTCGGGCCAACGTCGTCAGGTAATGCAGCCGCAGTTATTCTCGCAACCGCAATTGATTCTGATCGTAACACCCGTTATGTACTCAAGCATACAATCAATGGGGCGGTAGTGGCGGTATCGTCGGCGGAAGAATTTACCTTAGCATCCGATGATGCACTTTACGGTAGTTTTACTGCCATTAAACGGGGGTTTACTGTATCAGGAGCAAATTCGTCAACTGGGGATTCGAGTGCCTCGGGATACTATTTTTGGGGAACTGCCGCAACTGCAAATCGTTTAGGGCAATATCTTCCAGAAGAATTTCTTCTAAAAACTGCATACGATGCAGGAATTGTAAACGGATTTAACATTGACAACGATAACGGAGTTCTTGTAGGCACCGGCGGAATTTTTAAATTCCATGCAGATGCTGGAGCTCGCGAAGGAAAGATTACAGCAGTACAGGGAACAAAGATTTCTTTTAATCTAAGATACCCAACAGCTAACGACAGCATTAAGCGAGTGTTAGTTATCGACGGCAACAAACTAGTACCGAGTGATGTGACGTTTAGTATCGGAACTTCGGGGACTCGATTTAGTGAATTGTATACATCAAATGGGGATATTACTAATTTTTCTGCGTATAATGCTACCATTACTGGATCTTTAACTGCTCCTACAAAACCGGTTTCTGATTATTCTAATGCTGTTGCTACTACTGCATTTGTAAAAAATAGTTTGCCTGCAGGTGTAATAGTAATGTGGTCAGGAAATGCTGAAAATGTTCCGGCAGGATGGGTACTATGTAATGGTCAAAACGGCACACCTGATTTAAGAAATCGGTTCGTTATTGGGGCGCCAGCCGCCGGCGGCCCTGGGATGACACCGCACGGTATAGGCGGAGATTTTACTTCGTGGACAAGTAATAATGGCGGCCACTCGCACGGAGGGCGCACTGGAGAACACGCGTTAACTATAACGCAGATGCCATCTCACTATCACTCAGTTGGAGTGAGAATTGAATCTACGGCCGCGGTACCGCCGCTCTATACGTCAGGGTCTGTTGTGCAGCCCGGCGACGGCCTCGATCACGTATATGGTCAATTCACCGCAATTCCAAACACCGGCATTGCCGGCTCTGGAGGGCCGCACTCGCACGTTATATCTGCAGACGGTACTCACGGACATTCTGTATATTCAGTTCCGCCGTATTATGCATTATGTTATATCATGAAACTATAAGTAAAAACCCGGGATTACCCCGGGTTTTTTATTACACAGCCATCGGTGCTTTAATAGTGTCGTGCGATTGATAATTATCAAGACGAATATCTGACATCTCAAAATCGGTAATAACGCTAACTTCGGGATTGAGATATAGTGTCGGATGTGGCATCGGTTCTCTCGATAGCTGCTCTTTAACTTGCTCGATGTGATTCTCGTAAATATGAGCATCACCGATCGCTAACACAAGCTCGTCGACCTCTAGGTTACAGACCTGTGCAATCATATGAGTAAAGAGCGCATAGCTGGCGATATTAAACGGAATTCCAAGGAACATATCGGCGCTACGCTGGTACATTTGGCAGCTTAATTTTCCGTTATTTACATAAAACTGACTTAAAATGTGACACGGAGGAAGAGCCATTTGATCAAGTTCGCCTGGATTCCATGCAGAAATGATATGTCTGCGGCCGTACGGATCTTCTTTAATACCGTTAATAAGTTCAATAAGTTGATCATGATTTTGTAAAACCACCTTATTTACTCTAACTAACGGCTTACGCCAGCGACGCCATTGAACTCCGTAAATGCGTCCTAAATCGCCAGGATGGCGCTGGAGGCGTTTATTGACCCAATAGTCGGCCTGTGCATTTGCAGTCCAGATAGTTCCTTTTTCGGAGTATCTGTCCCCGTGTAACAGTTCTCGAAGCCGAAATTCATCACCACTACCTTCGATAAACCAGAGCAATTCGCTAACAACAGACTTCCACGCTAACTTCTTAGTTGTTACTGCCGGAAACCCTTCAGTAAGATCAAACCTCAGTTGAACCCCAAATTTAGAAATAGTACCAACACCGGTACGATCGGGTCGCTTGTTGCCAGTTTCTAAAATATCTCTAAGTGCATCTAAATATTGTTTCATCTTATGTATTCTTTAATTGTATAAGCCGGCGCCTCTTCGGTAGCACCGAAATGTCTTAACTCGTGGGATTCGGATGTATGTTCCTTAACGTATTGAAGATCGAAGAATTTATCACATTCATAACTTGCATCAATCTCGGTAACATAAAAGACATCAACTAAATGCTTAACGCTATCGTAAAGAGCCTGTCCTCCGATAATAAAGATTTTTTTAGTAGAAAATCTTAGTTTAAGATCGGTAATAGCTTCTACAGGGTCGCTATACGTAAGGTTAGCGCCCGGATACAAGTGCGAACTGATTACTACGTTTATTCGATTAGTTAACGGCTTTCCTAGGCTTTTAAAAGTAGTAGAGCCCATGACAACAACGTTGCCGGTGGTCAGCGATTGAAACCATTTCATATCGCCTGCAAGATGCGGCCAGGGCATCTGCCCTTTGAAACCAATTCCCTGGCCCTGCTCTACTGCGCAGATGCAGTAAATCATTCAACCTCAACCGCAGTTGTCTTTTTCTTAGGCTTCGGAGGATCTAGCTGATCAGCTTCTCGTCTTAGTCGTTGAGCTTCCTTAAATAACGCGTCTGCACGACTACGCATCTCGGCAGGAGTGAGCTCAAATGTAACAGTTTCCTGAGAGGAAGTCTTTGCTGATTCAACAGGCACCTCGACCTTTGCAGTAGTCTTCTTAGCAGGTTCTTGTGAGCCGTCGCTAACTGCGAGTTCCTCGATAGTGCAACCACGTTGATCAGCAATCAGCTGATTAAGCTCGTCGAGCGGAATTTGAGTTTGACTATCCGGAGTCATTAGGACTAAATTAGTCGGAACCTTCTTCAAATGCCCATTTGCATGCAGATAGCCGAGCATCACGCTACCGTCCGGGAACTTGCGAACAGCGAGAATGTCTGCCAACTCGTTTGCTTGTTGAGCGCTGTCACTTTCGATGAGATTCATAAGAGAATCGTGATAGCTGTCGCCGAGCCCTTGTGTTCCGACTACTAGTGCGCTGCGAGCATCGCCGGGCAAGGTGCGATAGATAATTGCAACTCTTGCTGAGTTATTTTTCATTTTACCAACGTGTTTCATTTTTTATTTCCTTATTATTCGGACTTGCTTTGTGTATTTTCGCCAGTATCGGCATCGGGAGTTACTGCTTTAAGGAAAGCGGTAAGCTTATCAAACACTGTACCGACACCGGTCATTTCGGCTGCACCAAATGCGCCTCGACGAGATGCAACGTCAATAATTGATCGAATATTTTGAAGATCGATTAGTGTTAGTTCTACGGCCGGTGAGTTGTTAGTGGTATCTGTCATAAAATTTCCTATTTAGGTTGTAGGTATGGACATGCTAAACTAAGCATGGTTAATTCTGCAGGGTCTTCGACCCCAATTTCGAAACATTCAATAATTTTTCGATTGCTGTCGAGAATTTGTTTGGTAACAATGCTATATCGACTGTTTAAATTATTATAAATCCAGCGATCTACATTGTCAATATTACTTCTTGTCAACGACATTGAAGGGCAGACAAGTCTAGAAAAGTGAACCGGAATGTAGGGCAGCTTTCGCTGCCCTGCAAGGTTCAGTGGATTTGCTGTACCTTTTGCTAAAGCCATTATATACCTACTTTATTTATAATAGGCAGTCTGACCAAACGGAGAAACAATAGTGTCGTTGCCGTGAATAATAAACAACGTTTCGCAGTAGTTTTCGTCACCCCAACTACCGCACGGATACCCGTCGGTAAACATGATAAACCGCTTAGGTTCGATACCTTGGTCCTTCATAAAATCAAAGTTAGCATCAAAATCAGTGCCGCCGCCGCCCTTAACCTTGTAATGCATGATCTCGTCGGCGTTATCACCGCTAAACTTAGCATAATTATACACCTGGGTGTCAAAGCACCAAAGGTCGAGTTTAAAGTCAACATACTCGTCCATGATGCCCTTAACTTCACTCAGGAAGTCCATGGCTTGGCGATCAGAGATGCTACCGGACATGTCGATTGCAACAGACACATCGATAGTTTCTTCGTTCATCATACCAGGCAGCACCGCACCGCAGTGTTGGCTCTTACGGTTCGGCCGACTAAAGCTGAAGTTGCTTTTCAAAATGCTCTGAATGTTCATTCGCAGCATTTGACGCCAATCCATCTTCGGCTCAGTGAACTCTTGAATGAGCCGTGCAACGCCGGCTGGAGTCTTGCCCGCGCCCGCGCTTTGCATTGCAGAAACCATCGCTTCTTTAATTTCGTCGCGAATGGCTTTTTTTTCTGCTTCGGTTAGCTTCGGACGACCATTGCCCTGCTTACCTTCTTCGTTACCACCACCGCCTGAACCCTCGTCACCGTCGTCGTCGAGGTGTTCATCGAGCAGTTGCCCAAGTTGGTCCAGATCGATTTTGATTGCCGTTTTTTCGAGCTCTTCGTAAATCTGCTCAAAGCTCCAGTTACGATATTTGTCGTCTTGAAAGATTTTAATCTTTTTCGGAACTTCGCCGATTTTCTCGTCTTTGAGAATCTGATTCACGGCGTAGTCGGCTGCAATATTAGCCAGTCGCTTGTCGCGATGGCCTGCGCGTCCAATATGGTCAAAAACGTTGTGAAGAACTTCGTGACCGAACCCAAATTCAATTTCTTTTGCGCTCAAGTCGAACACAAAGTTTGCATTGTAATAGAAGTTTCGGCCGTCAGTTGCAAGTGTGTCGCACCAATCGCTTGCATCGACAATTTGCATACGAGTAGCCATATTGCCAAAGAACGGATGGCGCAGCAGCAGACCGACACGCGCAGTGGTCAGCTTTTCGACAATTCGATTGTGGTCTGCGGCGGTAAGTTCTCGAGCGGGTGTGTTGGTTTTTTTGGTTGCCATGTGTAAATCTCGCTGTGTTAGTGTGTTAATTATACACAAGATGTAGGTAACTGTCAATGCACGTTTAGTCAAAAGTAAAGGGCCAACGGCCCTTTACTTCGAAAAACTACCGATTAGCCTTGCATTGCAGCAATGATGAACTTACCGTAACGCTGGTGGAACTCGTCAAAGTTCTTCAGCTTAGAAGGATCAAACGGCAGGTTATAGGTGCTAATCGCTACCTTTGCGCCCATAACGGTCATTTCCGTTTGGAAGTTATCCATCATAAAGCGGAAGAAGTAGTCAGCCATTTCATCCCAGTTATCGACTTTCTTCTTTTTTGCTGCCTGGAGCTCGTAGCACAGACTGATCGTCAGCGAGTACATTGCCGAAATCTCCTTGATGTTACACTTAGTAACCTTGCCGGACAGCACATCTTCGGGCAGAGGCATTTGCTGTGCAACCTTACGGTGAGCCATAAACTTAACCGCAAGCCCTTCACCGACAGCGCCTGCAATCAGATCGGTAAGAGTAGATTCAGGAAGGTTGTCGTCCTCCAGCAGTTCGCTAACAAAGGACCAGGAACGTGGAGTAGCAAACGCGCGGCTAGTGCTCTTCGGGTCAAAGTCATACAGATCTTGCTTGGCAAAGCCCAGATAACCGACCACTTGCTCGTGCACCTGATTCAAGGTGGCCCACTTGAGCCAGTCGTCGAAGTCGGTACGGAGTTCCAGATGCAGGAAACGGTTGGCAAGCGGGGCCGGCATACGATACGTAACACCCTTGTCAGTCTCGCGGTTGCCGGCAGCAACAATGGACACACCATCGGGCAGTCGATACGTGCCAACACGACGATTCAGAATCAGCTGATATGCAGCAGCTTGGGTTGCCGGAGC